TACAGTATCTAGTAATAGCGCAGGTGCATCGAGAAGATTAAGATTTTTTGTATATTGGAATGATAATCACTTTCCATTAGGCGGTGATTCAGATGCAGGAACTCCAGTACAACCTGGACCTTATGGACCAGACACAGTAGATGGTACTATATCATTAACTGTCCAATCAGTCAAAGCATCGGGCGTTTTGGAACCAACTGGCTCAGGAAACTTTGAAGTATCAACTCCTACAGTAACAATTGGATCAATTGTAAACTAATAAATTTTCCACCCCAACACATATACCGATAAATAATATGCTACTATAATAAATAGGAGATATTATGCAGGAACAATTAGATAAAGCACTTGAGTTCGCCAATTACAGGCAATCATTTGCTATCCAAAGAAAAACATTAAAGGAAAAAATTGACGCAGATTTAACATACGGTGTTAATGGCGGAATATTCAAAATTGATAGATCATTATTGAATTTTGTTGAAATGTTAATTTTTAAATCTAGAAAAGAAAATGTAGTTCTACTAGATATGAACGAAAATCCAATACTCATTGATGATTTAACAAAATTTAGAGATGAAGTATTTGATAGATATTTTTCAGCAACCTTTACATATTTGGAAGAATACCAGAAAATTAAAAAGGCAAGATCTGTAGAAACGTTATTGGAAGTTTAATGAGCAAAGGTATAATAATATTTGCTCACAATAATCTGCAGATTGATTATATTCGCATGAGCATACTTGCGGCAAAACTAGCAAATAAAAATTTGCAAGTTCCTGTTTCATTAATTACCGATCCATCTACAATTGATTGGATGAAAGAATCTAATATTGAAAAAACAGTAACTGAAACGTTTGATAATATTATTATAACACAAAGACCAGACGATACAAATAACATAAGAAATTATGATGACGGAAAATATAGAGTACATGCTCCTTTTAATAACGGTAACAGATGTAGCATATGGGATCTAACACCATACACTAGGACATTAATGATTGATGCAGACTATCTTACTTTAACTGATACGCTGTCTAATTATTGGGATATTGATAGTGATTTATTAGTAAGTTCAAAGTATAATGACATACAAGGCAGTGAAAGAATAGGATATCTTGATACACACATTTCAGAGACTGGTGTAGAAATGCTGTGGGCAACTACTGTAATGTTTACAAAAAATGAAACTACGAAAATGTTTTTTGATCTAGTAGCACATGTAAGAGAAAAATACAAAATGTATAGTGATATCTATAGATTCAATCCTATTATTTTTAGAAATGATATTGCATTTAGTATTGCAAGACACATAATGAATGGGTATCAAAAGATAGAGGAGCCTAACTTACCTGATATTTTTTCAACAATAGACAAAGATGTACTAGTTGATGTTAACAACAGTAGATTAAAATTTTTAATTGCACAAAATAACAGTGATGACTACATTGCTACAACTGTTTCTAATAAAGATGTGCATGTAATGAACAAGTTTAGCATTATGCGTAATTATGATAGACTTATGGAGTTAACTTAATGACATTTGGATATTTAATAGTTGTAAATGATACAGATACTACTAACTACGCAAGATTAGCATACACACTTGCTCTAAGTATAAAAAATACACAAAAGGAAGGGTTTGATAAAGTTGCTCTTGTAATAAATGATAAGACAAGGATAGAAGGATTTAATTCAACTTGGGTATTTGATGAAATAATAGAATGGGATGGTGCAGTACATTGGGATGGTAGATCTTATATGGATGAACTTACACCGTGGGATGCTACTATTTGTTTAGATGCAGACATGTTATTTTTAAGAGATTACAGTCATTGGGCAGAATACTTTATTAAAAACAGCGAATTATATATTGCAAACAAAGCGTTTACGTATAGAGGTGATATAGTAACTAATGATTATTATAGAAAATGTTTTACAGCAAATGAATTACCTAACTTATATTCTTTCTACACATTTTTTGTTAAAAACAGTTCGTTGGCAAAAGAGTTTTTTAATCTACAAAGACAAATTATTAAAAATCCAGAATTATTTGCTAATAATTTTTTATTTAAATACAAACCAAAAGTAGTAGGTACAGACGAAGCGTTTGCACTTGCTTCGAAAATATTAGATATAACAGATAATATTGCATATTCTTTAGAATTTCCAAGAGTAGTACATATGAAGGGCAATGTACAGAATTGGCCATACGGTGCTGATGATTGCTACGATCATATAGGATTTTACTTAAACAAAAAAGGAAAATTAAAACTTGGAAACTTTGAACAAAACGATATAGTTCATTATGTTAATAAAGAAACAGTTACGCTTGAAACAGTAAACATTTTGGAGGAGATAGCATGGCAGAAAAACAAATAGATATACCTGATTTTGATGAGTGGATTAAAAACTACGAGCATAAACCTGTAGTTTACAATGCAGCATTTGATATTGATACAGGTCGTGTAATATCTGTAGGACCAGATCATGCAATAAATGAAAAAACATTTGGAAATGTAATTACTATTGAATCAGATGTTGCTGAAAAGATCATAACAGGCGAAATAAACATGAGTAAATGTTTTATTGATCCTAATCAAGGCGAATTAGAAATTGTTGAAAGAAGAGATCTATACAAGATAGATGATGTTCTACACAGAATTATTGTAAAAGGATGGTCGAAGATTAAAAAACCAGACATATACTTAGAGCATAATTCTAAAACAAATGTAATGACTGTAGAACTTAGTGAAGAATACGGCGGAACATACAAACAACAGAAGGGCATTGAAGTTACAAAAAGAAAAATGTTTTGGAATGGTGAAACAGAACTTGATTTTACAATTACAGATTATAATGATCCTAATATTGTAACTGATAACTTTAGTGTAAAAATTAATGACCTTATTGGGGAAAAGATTGAATTAAAAGAACTTAATATAAACAGGTTCTTTAGTGTTTATACAAGACGCTTATTTAAAAACTATATGATCGAGGAAAAATGAAACGTGTAATTGAATTTGATGTATTCTTTCTGAGTTATGATGAGCCCAATGCGGATCTTCATTATGCTGACCTATGTAATAAAGTTCCGTGGGCAAAACGTATACACGGAGTAAAAGGTAGCGACCATGCACATAAAGCCGCAGCAGAACAATCTGAAACGGATTGGGTGTTGACAGTAGATGCTGACAATATTGTGTATCCAGAATTTTTTGATTTAGAATTAGATATGGACAACACAGATATAAAAGCATACAGTTGGTGTGGCAAGAATAATGTAAATGGTTTAAGATATGGAAACGGCGGCCTGAAATTATGGAACGTAGAACATGTCAAAAATATGAAAACACATGAAAATGCAGATAGTGACAGAGCCCAAGTAGATTTCTGTTGGGAAACAGGATATAGAAACTTTCCTAAAACTTACAGTGATACAGTTATAAACTATAATCCATTTATGGCGTGGCGTGCAGGTTTCCGTGAAGGTGTTAAAATGACATTACTTGACGGACTTAAAGTTCCGCCGCAGGAAATAGCAAAACATATATGGTGGCATAACATACACAGATTAGCAATATGGAGTACAATTGGTAGCCATGTTGAAAATGGTTTGTTTGCAGTGTATGGTGCAAGACTCGGAACATACCTTACAAATTGTACTGACTGGGATCATATACAAGTAAGAGACTTTGAATTATTGCGTGAATTATATAATGAGCAGTGTAAACAGTACGAAGATGGTAATGACCTAGAAAAAGAAGTAAAGAGATTAGGAGTAGAATTAAAAAATCAACTAGGATTTAACTATCCTGACATGGATGCTTCGATGAGTAAGTATGTGCTAGACTTGTACGACCAAACTATCGAACTAGGAAAAACATATTATAGGACTGCAAATGATCTATGATTTATTTTACGTTAGTCAAGGTAAAGCAGAACATTGGTTAGAATTCAAGAGTAGGTTTCCAACTGCCCAACTTATTGAAGACATAGATTCTTTAGACCAAATAAAACAGAAAACATTGACTAGAATGTTTTGGATTGTTTGGGACGATATGAAAGTAAGAGATGATTTTGATTTTGAATACCGTGCTACTGAATGGGATTTAGATTATGTACATGTATTTAAGAATGGCAATCACTTTAATGGTGTTACACTAATACCTAAAAATGCTCCTGCATCTAATAAAGAATTTAAGTTTAGATTTTTTATAAACAAAAAAGAAATAGATATAGTAGCAAGCGATCCTAGAAGCATAGGAAGCAGTTTTGATATAGTTTTTATTTCATATCACGAACCTCATGCAGACAAAAATTGGCAAAGGCTTAAGAGCCGTTTTCCTAGAGCCAAAAGAATATCTAATGTTAAAGGAATACATCAAGCACATCTAGAAGCAGCAAAAATTGTGGAAAGTAAAATGTTTTGGGTAGTAGACGGCGATGCACACATAGTTGACGGATTTAATTTTGATTACGAAGATCCAGAAATTTACACTGTGCATGTATGGCGTAGTGCTAATCCTCTTAACGGATTAGAGTACGGATATGGGGGTGTTAAATTGTTACCAACCCAAATGACATTAGATATGGATATGTCTAAACCAGATATGACTACTAGCATAAGCAACAAATTTAAACCAGTTGATGAATTATCAAACATCACAGCATTTAACACAGATGAATTTAGCACTTGGAAAAGTGCTTTTAGAGAATGTGCAAAATTAAGCAGTAAAGTAATTGACAGGCAAGACGAAGACGAAACAAACGCAAGACTTAAAGTATGGACAACAGAAGCAGAAGGAGAGTTTGCTGAGTATGCTATTCTAGG